CCCTATGATGATAATGTTTTTAATTTGTTCATTCTTGTTTTATACAACATATAGTGTTGTGAGTTACTTTCACAAAGAAACATTTACAGGAACAATAACAGACAAATACACAAAACGAAATAATAGTGAAGATGATTTCTTTATTGTGCTTGATGACAAAAAAGTAATTATGAATACAGATATCACGATGAAAGCTAGATTTAACAGTGCAGATGTTCAAGCAGAATTGAATAAAGGCGATAAAGTAAGAGTTAAAACTATTGGCTACAGAATACCAATGTTAGATACTTTCCCAAAAATGTATGAAGTCAAAATATTAAAGGAGTAAGCGAGAAGTGACGCAATTTCTAATAACAGAGATAAAACACGGGCAAGAAACATTTGTCGATGTAACTAAGCCGCATGATAATGAGACGTACACACTTGTAGAGGCAGAGAGGGCAGAAGATGCGAGACGTAAGTATGAGGAGGGGTTGGATGATTAAACGTGTTTTAAAGATATGGTTTACTGTCGCAGTATATGAATTAGGTAAGTGGATAGGTAGAGAAATATATTATAGGTTAACTGCAAATGATGAGGTGGATATTGCGCAAAACGACTTTGCGAGAATAACAGATCAGTATGATTTGGATGAAATAAAGAAGGTGTTTATAGAATGATGTGGTTAGTCATAGCTATTATATTGTTAGTAATACTTGTATTCGGCTGCATGCTAGAACAAAAAGAGTTAAAGCACAAGATAGAGATGAAAGAATATGAAATTGAAGTGTTGAGAGATAAGTTAAAAAACGGAGGGTCATTATGATAGTTATTCAAAAGCATGACATCAAGAAGCTTGAAGACTACATAAAGAATATAGAGGAATACCGCAAAGAATTTCTGATGCGTGGATATGAGTTAATGGAAAACCACGAGCCGGAGAATATAGGAGCTGGCAAAAGTAATTTACCGGGAAATCCTATCGAAAGGGAAACAGTTAAGAAGTTAAGTGATAATAGATATGTAATGCTGCGTAACGTTGTAAAAGGTGTAGATAAGCTTATATTCGAAGCTGATGAAGACACTAAAGACTTAATACGGTTAAGATACTGGGAGTGTCCTATTGGATGTTACGAGTGGGAAGACATCGCTAACTACTTTGGTATTAGTAAAACGAGTGTATTAAGACGTAGAGATGCGATGATTAGTAGGTTGGCCGAGTTTATAGGATACGTATAGCGGACTTTTAGGGTATGTAAGTCCGGTTTGAAAAGGGTTATCATGGTATTGTGAACGAACCGCCGTAATAAGACGTTGTCTTATGGCGGAGACTTCCGTATAAGTAATCGGGTAGTAATTTTCCTATTGGAGGTAGTGCGCCTGGTTGCTTAACCGTCTACTCTATGAGTGGGCGGTATATAAACTATATGTTCGTCTCCTAACAAATTATGTTTTACTCCTATTAGGCTATCCGTGAGAAACACGGGTGGCTTTTTTAAATTTATAAAAGATAATATCGTGAGAGTTGGTGGTAAATGAAATGGGCAGAAGAACAGCATACGAAAAATTAGATATAGAAAGCAAGCTCGGATTAGTAGAGGGTTGGAAACGTGACGGATTAACTGACGAGCAGATAGCTAAGAATTTAGGTGTCGCTTATTCTACGCTAAGGACATGGACGCCGGACAAGTACCCAGCGTTTTCAGCAGCCTTAAAAAAGGGCAAAGAAGTCTCTGACTATGAATTAGAAAACGCACTTCATAAGAGAGCAACAGGCTACTACTACGAAGAAGAAACGGTCACTAATGCAGGTAAGGTTGTCAAAGTTAAGAAGTATGAACACGCTAACCCTACGTCGCTTATATTCGCACTTAAAAATAGATTGCCGCACAAATACAGAGACAAAACAGAGCATGACGTTAATACTATCCAGGCGGTAACATTTAAAGATGACATCGATTAGCTTATCTGAATTGATACCGAAGCATTTTCATGACTTGTGGCGAGCAACAAAGAATAAAGATGTATTGAATATAGTGGCTAAAGGCGGGCGCGGAAGTGGTAAGTCGTCAGATATATCTATTATCATTACTCAACTTATTATGCGTTATCCGATGAATGCGGTTGTAGTACGTAAAACAGATAACACGTTAGCTACATCAGTATTTGAACAAATTAAATGGGCGATTGAAGAACAAAAGGTGTCACATTTATTCAAAGTTAAAGTGTCGCCAATGGAAATCACATATATACCAAGAGGTAATCGAATTATTTTTAGAGGGGCGCAGAACCCCGAGCGTTTAAAATCGTTAAAAGATAGTCGATTTCCTTTTTCTATTATGTGGATAGAAGAATTGGGAGAGTTCAAGACTGAAGATGAAGTTACTACAATAACCAATTCGATGTTGCGTGGCGAGTTAGATAAAGGGTTGTTCTATAAATTTTATTTCTCATACAACCCGGCTAAAAGGAAACAACACTGGGCTAACAAAAAATATGAGACATCATTTCAACCGGACAATACATTTGTGCATCACTCAACTTACTTGAATAACCCATTTATATCCAAACAGTTTATACAAGAGGCCGAGAGTGCTAAGCAACGTAATGAGATGCGATATCGGTGGGAATACTTAGGCGAAGCAATTGGCAGTGGTGTTGTACCATTTAACAATCTACAGATAGAAAAGATACCAGATGATTTATACAATTCATTTGATAATATACGCAACGCAGTCGACTTTGGTTATGCGACTGATCCTTTAGCTTTTGTACGTTGGCACTACGACAAAAAGAAACGCATTATTTATGCTGTTGATGAAATTTACGGCGTGCAAATAAGCAATAGAGAGTTTGCAAACAAACTTAAAAGCAAAGGTTATCAATCAGACGAGATATTTGCAGATAGCGCAGAACCTAAGTCAATTGATGAACTTAAAAAAGAACATGGCATTAAGCATGTTAAAGGTGTTAAAAAAGGTGCTGACAGCGTTGAATACGGCGAGCAATGGCTCGATGACTTAGATGCTATTGTAATAGATCCTAATAGAACACCTAATATAGCCAGAGAATTTGAAAATATAGACTATGAGACAGATAAAGACGGCAATGTAAAGCCAAGATTAGAAGATAAAGACAACCACACTATAGATGCAACAAGATATGCGCTAGAGCGTGATATGAGACAAAGCAAGATATCAATTTTAAGGTAGGTGTTTACTATTATTCGATTTCCTTGGGATAAGACATATGGCGAAGAAATCGTCGAGCAATTGAAACCTAAAGAAGAAACGCAAGAAGAAATGATCGTCAGATTGATACTTAATCATCAAAGTAATATCGAACGTATCAGTACTGGCGAACGTTATTACAATAAACAGAATGACATATATAATCAATACCCTAAATTAGATTTAGACGGCAAATTAGATGTGGATAAGCCGGATTGGCGTATTACTACTAACTATCATCAAAACTTAGTAGATCAAAAGGTTGCGTACTTAGCTACTAAACCGGTTACCTATTCATGCGATGATAACAAAGCATTAGAAGCAATACACAGTGTGTTAGACAATAAATGGGATAACAAACTTATTGATGTCTTAACAGCAGCATCTAATAAAGGTGTTGACTGGATACAGCCATATATAGATGAAAATGGGGACTTCAAACTATTTAGAGTGCCAGCAGAACAAGCGATACCTATTTGGACAGATAAAGAACGCGACACATTACAAGCATTTATACGTGTGTTCGAGTTTAACAATGAAACAAAGGTAGAGTATTGGACAGCTGATGACGTTACTTACTATGTATATGACAACGACATGCTTATAAACGACTATTATTATGGCCAAGATAATAAGCAAACGCATTTCTCAACAGGAAGCTGGGAGCGTGTACCTTTTGTACCGTTCAAAAATAATCCGGAAGAGATGTCAGATATATGGATGTATAAGACGATTATTGACGCAATAGACAAACGATTGTCAGATACACAAAATATGTTTGATGAAAGTGCAGAGCTTATATATATCTTAAAAGGTTATGAGGGCGAAGACTTAAAAGAGTTTATGCAAGGCCTTAAATACTATAAAGCTATAAACGTTGATAGTGAGGGTGGCGTTGAGACAATACAAGTTGAAGTGCCAGTAACAAGCACAAAAGAGTATTTGGACTTAATGCGCGCTAACTTGATTGAGTTTGGGCAAGGTGTTGACTTCCAAACAGATAAGTTTGGCTCTGCGCCTAGTGGCATAGCTTTGAAATTCTTATACGGCAATTTAGATTTAAAAGCAAACAAACTTAAGAACAAAGCAATCGTAGCTATACAAGAGTTGCTGCAATTTATTATCGATTTCTACAAACTGAAAGTGGACATCAAAGACATTAGCATTACATTCAACTTCAATAGAATGATGAATGACTTAGAGCAATCGCAAATAGGTGCTCAATCTCAATACTTATCTAAAGAGACAATCGTTACGCATCATCCGTGGGTAGACGACCCTAACGCTGAATTAGAACGCATTGAACATGAGCAAATGGAATACAACCAACAGCTACCCGACATAGACGACGGAGGTGCTGCAAATGGCGAGCAAGAACAGTCAGAACAAGAGCGATCCGAAGATAAACAACCAGAGTGATATAGACAATTATATCGATAAGCTTATCAGTCAATCTGAAAAAGAGATAGAAACGCTATTTGCTAAACGATTTAAAACGATTAAGCAAGAAATAGCTGATATGTTTGAAAAGTACCAATCTGATGACGTACATGTAACATGGACTGAATTTAATAAATATAACAGGCTCAACAAAGAACTTGACCGTATAGCGCAGATGTTAACTGATGATTATAGCCGAGTGGCTAAGACAATCAAACAAACACAACAAAACGCTTATATAGAAAAGTTCATGATGAGTCTTTATTTGTATGAAATGGCTAGTCAAACATCAATGCAATTCGATGTGCCCAATGCTCAAACAATACAAAGAGCTATCGAACAACCGATTGAATTTATTAAGTTAGTACCTACATTACAAAAACATCGTGATGAAGTATTGAAAAAGATACGATTACACATCACACAAGGCATCATAAGCGGCGAGGGCTACAGCAAGATAGCAAAAGCGTTACGTGATGACATAGGTATGACTAAAGCTCAATCGACGCGTGTCGCACGTACAGAAGCAGGACGTGTAATGTCACAAGCTGGACTAGACAGCGCAACGGTAGCACAAGAAAACGGGCTGCAAATGTACAAGTATTGGTATGCTACTAAAGATACACGCACAAGAGACACACACAGACATTTAGACGGTTCTAAAAAGAAAATAGATGAGCCGTTTAAATCAAGTGGCTGTGTAGGTCAAGCGCCTAAATTATTTGTAGGTGTAGCGAGTGCGAAAGAAAATATCAATTGTCGTTGTAAACTCATGTACTACATAAGCGAAGACGATTTACCAACAACAATGACGGTTAAAAAGGACAATAGAACTAAGCAAAACATACCATTTGTGCGCTATAGGCATTGGGAACGAATGAAAAGAGAACAAAGCAAGAAGAAAAACAAGAAGTAGTCACTACTCGACCTTAGCATGTCGTTAAACTGCTTCTTTTTATACAAAAATTCTTCGTGGCGTTGCACGTTAAAAACGTAAAAAGGAGTAGTTTAAATGGACTTATACGCACTATTAGGACAATTTAAAGACGGCGAGATTGATAAACAAAAAGTATTAGATGCTATCGACGAAAGCAAATCGGGAATGGTACCACGTTCACGTCTTAACGATAAGAACGCCGAGATTGAAGAGTTGAAAGCTGAATTATCAAATCGCGATGAGCAAATTGCCCAATTACAAGACTCTGTAAAAGATGACAGCGAGTTACAAAAAGAACTCGACGAATTAAAAAATAAGAACGCAGAGTGGCAAGATAAGTACAATCAATCACAACTGAATAACGCTGTTAAGTTAGCTGTTGCAAAAGATGCAAACGATGCTGACGATATTCTAGCATTCATCAATAAAGATGAACTGGAATTGCAAGAAGACGGCACTGTGAAAGGGTTAGACAAAGCGGTTGAAACGCTTAAAGAGTCTAAGCCTTATTTATTTGCCGAAACAAAAGCGGTAGGCAGAAAGCCGGAAGACGGCAACCCAATGCCTACAGGTATTACACCAGAACAATTTGAAAGTATGAACGTTGCGGAGCGTACAGAATTGTACATGAATGACCGTGAGACATACGACAAATTAGTAAATCAAAACTAATAATAGAAAGAGGTATATAACATGGCTCAAGGATTAACTAAATTAAGTACACAAATCGTACCAGAAGTACTAGCACCAATGATGCAAGCCGAATTAGACAAAAAAATGCGTTTTGCTTCATTTGCTGAAATCGACAACACATTAGTAGGACAACCTGGAGACACTTTAACATTCCCAGCATTTATCTACAGTGGAGATGCACAAGTTGTTGCAGAGGGAGAAAAAATCCCAACAGATCAACTAGAAACTAAAAAACGTGAAGCTAAAATTCGTAAAATCGCGAAAGGTACTTCTATTTCGGACGAAGCTTTATTGTCTGGATATGGAGACCCTCAAGGAGAACAAGTACGCCAACATGGTTTAGCTATTGCTAACAAAGTTGATAACGACGTATTAGACGCTTTAATGGGTGCAAAATTAACTGTATCTGCTGATATCACTAAATTAAACGGCTTACAATCAGCTATCGACAAATTCAATGATGAAGACTTAGAACCTATGGTTTTATTCGTAAACCCATTAGACTCTGGCAAATTACGTGGCGATGCTTCAACTAACTTCACACGTGCTACTGAATTAGGCGACGACATCATTGTTAAAGGTGCTTTTGGCGAAGCTTTAGGCGCTATCATCGTACGTTCTAACAAATTAGAACAAGGTACTGCAATTTTAGCTAAAAAAGGTGCTGTTAAATTAATCACTAAACGCGACTTTTTCTTAGAAACAGAACGCGACGCATCTACAAAAACAACTGCTTTATATAGCGACAAACACTATGTAGCTTACTTATATGATGAAGCTAAAGCGGTTAAAATCACTAAAGCTGCTGGTGGTTCAAGCTTGTAATAAAGGGAGTTGATTTAAGTGGCGTATATCGTAAAAGAATACTTTACTGATCATCAGGACAACGAGTATGAGTACAATGTAAACGACTTATACCCTAGACCTGGATTAAATGTATCTGATGAGCGATTAACTGAATTATCCACAACGAACAACCGAAGAAATATTGTAGCAATTGAGGATATAGATTTATCTACATTCACAGTTGTTGAGTTGAAAGAATATGCTAAGCAACGCAATGTCGAGGGTTACAGTGATATGAAAAAAGCAGAATTGGTTGAGGAGTTAGAGGGTGGTAAATAATGGATGCAAAAGACATCAAAATAATTAACCAATTACCACTTGAGGATGACTCAAAAGACGATGTTATTAATAAACTCATAGAGTTGTACAAAGATGTTGCAGAAGACTATTGCAATCAAGAGTTTTACGAGCCATATCCGGCTGGAGTTAAGAAGTTTATTGCAGAATGTATTAAAGCTGGCCAAACCGGCAATATATCAGCAAGAACAATGGGCACTGTAAGCTATACTTTTGTAACTGATTTACCAACTAGCACGTATGATTATTTAAAAAAATATAAAAAATTACGTTGGAGTGGTTATCATGTTTAATCCTTTTGACGAGTTCCCACATGCAATATCTATTGGTCATATCGAAAAAGTTGTAGATTATCCAATTGCAAAAGAGCGCTATGTGAGCGAAAGAATAATAAATGGATTTATGGACACACCTACAACGTCAGAACAACTAAAGTATCATCAAATGAGCCAAGAGTTCGATAGAAACTTATATGTACCATACAGCCAACCAATAACGACTAATAATTATTTTAAATATGAGGGC